GCCGTCTGTCGCAAGCCCTGCGACCGCAGCGAAGGCCGTTTTAATCCGGTCGTCGATTGTGGCGCATTGCGGGTCGGGCGCGGCAATCGGCACGTCGTCGAAGCCCACACAAGGCACCAACGCCCGGAACGCGCCAGACGATACGGCAAGGGCGTTCGGCGATAGTTGGGTAATCGACAGGTCTTCCCCGACCTTGGAAAGCGCGTCGATAAACTGCAACGTATGCGGGCACGCTACCAAGTCTTCTTCGATAGGATGCGCGACGGTCAAAACCCCGTCGGAAGCCGCCGCCCAATTGTGGGCAATATGGCCGAACTGAACGTTCGTCGGCCCGGCCTTTTTCTGCGCGATGGCAACGAACTTCAACGCCGCCAAAAGCGACGCCACAGGGCTTGGCCCTTTGGCTTTGTTCTTTCCGGCTGCGGCTTGCTTTCGCGCCCTTGGCTTTTTCTTGGTTTCAATTTCCATTTTCGTTACCTTCTGGCAATGGAATATCCGAATCTATTTGAATGCCGCCAGCTGTTTTTTCTTGCGGCGTTGCTTCGTGGTTCCTAATACGCCCAACGGCCAAGTTTGCGTATTCTTCGTTTTGTTCAATACAAACCCATTTGCGCCCCGTATTTTCAGCGGCAATTGCAGTTGTTCCGCTTCCGGCTGTATTGTCCAAAACCAAGTCGCCTTCATTTGTGTAAGTTCGAATCAAATATTCGAATAATTCAACGGGTTTTTGCGTCGGATGAATTTTATTGCGGCTGTTTTGTTTTATTTCTAAAGTTTGGCGCGGGTAATTTGTCCATTCTTGCAAATAATCTTCGCCGCTTCTAAGCTTACCTTTTCCGTTGCCAATTTCGTCGCCTTGAGTAGTAGCACCGCCCGCTGATTTGCCTTTATTGACAACTTTGTTAAAAGGTTTCAAACCTTGCGGATTGTATAAACAAGGTTTGCGATAAAATACGACGACGCTTTCATAATTGCGAAGCGGCATTTTCTTTGCATTGCCCACATTGGTAACGCCATTCTTTACCCAAATCCAGTCGTAACGAAAATTATCAATATTCGAAGCAATTAACGCCGTTGTGAAAGGCTGCGACGCTGTAAAAACCATTGCTGCATTTTCTTTGCAAATTCGGTTGTATTGTTCCCAAAGTTTGTCGAAGGGAATGACAGAATCCCAAGAACAAGCCGTCGTGCCATACGGCAAATCGACCAGAAGCATATCTACACCCCCGTCTGGAATTTCTTTCATAACCTCCAGACAATCGCCCAAATAAAACCGACCGTTTTTAATGTCTTGAAATTGCATTTTAGTTTTCCCCTTCTTCGTCAAGTTTTGAAATTGCCGCTTGAAGATAGTTCGCCAAGTCTAGCGTTTCTTCTAGCGCGTGTTGCAACCAATCGCGAAGCGTTAGCGGGTTATTGTCGGTTGTTACGCCATATTTTGCAAGTCCAACGATAGAACGTTGCAACAACATTTCGCGGTTTTTTTCTACGTTGGAATCGGGCGATTTCGTAATGTCGTTCGTCATATTTCACCATTCAGCGGATAAGATTTCGGGATATTTCTTGTTTGTCCAAACCCTAATGCGGGAAGGAACGCGCAATTCGGAAACGCGGCGTAAAGCTTCGTAAGTCGTAACGGGCGGATCTTCGTAATGCCGTTGTCGCCACCAATCGCGCGCCCGCTTGCCTGCAATGCCGGGATGTTCTAGGCAAATCCATTCGTTGAACATTTGAAAGCCGCAGAAATACGAAACCTTAATCGAAGTCGGCGAAGTAAGAACGCCGTTTGCGTCGCGCTTTTCGTGTAAGTTGTAAATAATCTTTTGCACGTTGAAATAATCAACTATTGGCGCATCCGACCGCAAAACGTCGCCGCCGAATGAATTTGCAAACAACTTCGTTTCGAAGCTAAATTCGGTTCCGCAGTTTATGCAATGACGCGCCGAAGCATGATTATAAACGCCGCAGTTTTCGCAGATACGAACGGGCGCGTCGCCGGGCGCACCTTTGCCGGGCTTGCGCGGTTTTACCGGGTCGTTTATCGGCCCCAAGCGTTTAACGTTTCCGGCGAAATCAAGAAACAAGCAATTTTCTTTGTTCGTAGCTGGCGACGGTCTGGTTCCGCGCCCGCCCTTTTGAACGTGTTTGCCCGGCGACATAGTAGGTTGAAAGTCGGCGATAAGGTCAATCGCCGGGAAATCGTAACCCGTCGTATATTTATTCATGCCCACAAGCGCGCGATATTCGCCAGCTTCGAAAGCCGCCATACGAATGTCGTTTTCTTTTTCGGTTAATTTCGAATGGCTGGCAATGGCCGGAATGCCAAACGAATTCAACATAGACGCAATATGTTCGGCATTCTTGACGCCAGCGGCGAAGATAAGCCAATGGTTACGGTCGTAAGCAAGTTCGCAAGTTTCCTTCAAACCTTCGTAAATGACCTTTTCGGCTTCGTCTTCGGCTTGCTTGCCGTTGAAATCGCCGTTTGAAAGGTTAAGGTTCGACGTATCAATTTTCGTTGCAGTCGGGCGCGAAATCAGCGGCGACAAATAGCCTTCGGCGATAAGCCGGTTAAAGGCTTCGATTCCGGTTATGTCGTAACAAACGTCGGTAAAAATGCCGTCGTCTTCGGTAATCATGCCTTGTTTAAGACGGTAAGGCGTCGCCGTAAATCCGATAACCTTTAAGTTCGGGTTAATCTTTTTCAGTTCGGCGATAATGTATTGATATTGGGTATCTTCCGAAGGGCTTAACAAATGCGCTTCGTCGATAATCAACAAATCACGCCAGCCAAAATGTCGTAAATGCGGCGGCTTATTGTCGCCAGCTTCAAGCGATTTTTTAATGGCTGGCGCGACCGATTGAACGCCGCCGAACACGATTGGCATAATCATTTCGCGGCTATTCAGGCCAGCGGAATAAATGCCCATTGGTGCGACAGGCCAAACCGACAAAAGCTTTTCGGCGTTTTGCGAAATCAACTTTTTAACGTGCGTAAGCATCATTATTCGTTGATTCGGCCAATATTCGAAAATCTTACGAATGAAGTTCGCAATAACGACCGATTTTCCGGTTCCGGTCGGCATAGCGACGACAGGGTTTCCGACCCCGCCGCGCTGGAAATAATCGAATATTGCGTATTCCGCTTCGTCTTGATACCAGCGGTTCGCATAAATACTAGACATTTTGCGTTATTGCCTTATATGAAGGGCAGGCCGTCGGGATAAATTCTTTCGGAATGTTCCCGTTATGAACTTCGCAAAACCATTCGGCGTTTTCAACAGGCCGGGCAAAGGCGCAGCTTCGGCAATTAACTTCGACGACCGCGCCTTTATGGCAAACGTCTTTCAAGTGACAATATCCGCATTTGTGAAACGTCGGATTATCTGATAGGCGCGCGGGCGGCGTTTGCGACAAAATGATTTGTTCGGCTTTCATAATCATTTGTTCGCCCAAGCCGTGATTAAGTTTCACGACTTCAACATGCAACGAATCGTCGTTCTTGTTGATATTCAGATAAACGCAATATCGGAAATTGTATTTCTTGCCATACGTCGAAGTTTGCGCGAAATGTTCCGGCTTTGCGATTGGCATTCCGTCGTCTGCCAGCTTGTTAAAACCCGCGCCGGTTCCGTTGGTCTTGAATTCCAACAAAACGGGTTCTTCGATACCGTAGCGTTCGGGCAAAACTGCTATGCCGTCAAGCGACCCGCCGAAGTGCCCCATAACGTCGGAAATCCGATATTGCGCGAATTCCAGCCCGTCGGCTTTAGCCCGGTTAATGTGGGCACGAAACCCCGGATTTTCCGGCAAAATACGTTCGGCCAAACCGTCGCCTTCTTCGTCTGGCGCAAGAATGCAATACGAATCGCTTTCGGCGTGATACGCGAAGCCTTCGTAGTTTTCGAACCAGATTTTAAAGCCGATTCCTTCCAGCCATTCGACAAAACGCGCTTCTTCCCGGTGCCCACGATTAAACAACCGTTGTTGCCGCCCGGTCGTCTTTTCATGCAAACACCAACGGAAGACGTACCAAAGATAACGCTTGCATTCGCGACCGATAAGGCTTGCGCCAAGGTGCGAACGGTGCCCGCCGTCGTAAGTGCGAACGCAATATTCGTCGATTTCTTCAAGAATGCGCTTTGCAAGGGCTTTCGATACGCCGGGCGAATCCAAATTAACGCCTTGCTTTCCGTCGCTTGATTTCTTCGGCGCTTCGGCGCTGTTCGTTTTGTTCGCGTTCGTATTGCTTTCTTTGCTTGGCATCTTGTTTTTCCTTGCGGCGAATCAACGCCTTTTCATGGGTTTTTAAATAGTCGGCGGATAACGTCGCAACGTCTTTCAATTGGTCTTTACTTAGCCATGAAATATGACATTGCGCCGGGTCGATTTCAAGCGCCAAGGCTAACCAATTATACGCCTTAGAACGCGACATAAACCGCTTTTTCCAAAGTTTGTCGAATTCGTCATGCGCCCGGCTTCGAAGTTGCCGCGTTTGACGGTCTGCCATTCGGCCTAATGGAAGTTCGGTTTTTGGATGACAACCGACCGCCGCGCGACAATCGTTGCAAAAATAAATTTTAGGCCATTCGCCATAAATGCGCCCGTAAATTTTATCGTTCGTTGTTAGTTCGATATTGACCGAACAACAGTTATCGCAATGCTTAGGCGGCGGCAATGCGTCTTTTAGGTTTGACATACGATAAATAAACCCCCAAAGAAAGCCGGGGCCGAAGCCCCGACTAAGTTACGACCTAACGATTAACGTTGGCCCCAAGGTGCGCCGCCAGCCGGTGCCCCGCCGCCCTGTTGCCAGCCGCCCGCCTGTTGGGCCGGTTGCTGCGCGGGCTGTTGGGCCGGTGCGCCTTGACCCCAAGCCGGGGCATTGCCAGCCGGTGCGCCTTGCGGTTGCTGTTGGGCAGGCTGACCGCCGCCCCATGCTGGCGCGTTGCCTTGGGGCTGCGCTGCGGGTTGTTGCGCGGGTTGCTGGCCCCATGCTGCGCCGCCTGCCGGTTGCTGCGGCTGTTGGGCGGGCTGTTGCTGGCCGAAGCCGCTTTGGGCCGGTTGCTGCGGTTGCGCAGCCGGTGCGCCCTGCCCGGCTTTGCCCGGTTCATGGCCGTTAATGTCGAACACCTTTTTAACTTCGGTGTAACCCTTGGCTTCGGGATTGCTTCCGGGTTCGTGGCCCTTTTGGAAGCCAACTTCGATAATAAACGGGATATTGTGCAATTGCTGCGAATCTTGCACGTTGAAGACGCCGATAACGTGGCAAATCGCGGAAAGCTGGCGATGTGCGATTTCTGCCGTTTGCGGGTTGGAATGGTACAGATTCAGGCGATAAGCGCCGGTCGTGCCTTGCTGCGGGCCGTCAATAAGCTTCAAATTCAATTGAAGATAACCGCCGTCGTTCGCCTTGTTCGCCTTCACTTCCGAAGATTCGATGATGACGGGATGCCGACCGACGGGCAGGCTTCCGCCGCCTTGGGTTGGGTCGAATTGTTGTGCGTTGAACGCTTGCAAAAGTTTTGCCATGATTTCATTACCTTTTCGAAAAGTTCCGACAGTTTAAGGCCGTCTGATTCGCCTATTCGTGATTATAACGCTTCTTTTAAACTTCGCAAGCGTTACGACATACATTTTTTAAAGATTGCATCCAAGTTCGGCGGTTCGATTTCGTTAAGCCGCCCGCTACGGTCGCGCGCCATGATTCCGAAGGTCGGCAAGCAACGGAAGCCGACAACGGGTTTCGCTTGACCGGGAATATTTACTTCGCCAAGGTGCAAGATTTCGTCGTAAAGGTGCGGAACCTTAACGTTCAAGTCTTGACCGGGGAAATACGGCTTCTTCGTCGTTACGCCGTTTTCGTCTGCGCTTGCTTGCTTCGCAATCAAATAAATATGTTTGTTCGGGAAGTAATACAACGCATTTACGATTTCCATAACGCGACGCGACATTTCGCCGTAAGCTTTGCGCCCGTCTTTGTTACGGTTAAGTTCTTGCGTCAAGATGATTTCGGCAAGCTGCGAAATTGAATCAATGCCTACAGTGTCGAAGTTCTTTGCTTCCGCCGAAGTGAAAAGCCATTTAAAAAATTCGTCGATACGTTCGGGCGTGTAAGCATCCCAAGCCGGAATATTCACGGCGTCGCGCATGGACAACATACCGGGTTCTACGACGCAAAGAACGGGGCGCGGCGCAGTCTTGATAATCGGGGTCTTGCCCATGCCCGGCCCGCCATAAACAAGCGCCTTAACCCCGAAGCGTTGCGCCAGTTCCGACGCTGGCTTTAATTGATTAATGTTCATATCCAAAACTCCTTAAAATTTCGTCTTCTTCGGCGCGTTTCTTGCCCCAACGTGCATTCGCGCCAGCGTTTAAACCTTTGTGCGATTCGCTCATTTTGCGCCGCGTTTCTTCGTTGTGTTTGTTGCCTGTTTTACCTTTGCGTTCTTTTGCCAAGTTTTCGCGATGTTGTTTTGCCGCTTCGCTGTACTTTTGCGATAAACTCATTTTAACTTTTGTTTCTTCGGTATGTTCAAAGCCGGTTTGGTTATGCGCAATCTTTCGCACATTGTACGCCGGTTTAAAACTGTCAATCGCCTTTTGTTCATAAATCAAAAGGTCTTCAACTTTGCAAACCAAAAGAACTTCAAAGGTAAAACTTTCTTCGCCGTGCTTATTCCATGCGTTTTGTAAATACGTCGAATGATGGCGATTCGCGCGAAGCATCTTTTTATGATGTTGCCAACGAAGCTTAATGCTTTTGGCAGAACCGATATAAAGGCTTCCGCTTTCATTGTGCCGAATTGTATAGATTCCAGACGCTTGCATTTTAAACGTTCCTTGAAGCCGGGTTGTTGTGGGCAACCCGGCGACTTGATTATTTCGACTTCGGCGCGACCAGTTCAAGGGCTGGCATTGCTTCTTTCGAAGTAACAACTTCGTCGAACAGTTTTTTAAACTTTTCGGGAAGTTTCTTGTATTCGGTCAAAGAAAGTTCGGGCTTCCATTTAACCAAACGTTCGGCGATAAAGACGCCTTCGGGGCCGGTCTTTTCAATCTTCGCCAAGACCTTATCGACGGCTTCGCCTTCGTTGTTCAAGTTGCGAGAAATCTTGAAAACGGCTTTCAGCTTGTAACCGTTGCCAAGTTCGAAGTTTTCGGTTCCTTCGCGCAATGCTTCCGGGTCAAACGCGAAAGCTTCGGCCAAAACTTCTTTGCGCAATGCGGCTTCGGCATCCTTCGCGGCGGCAAGCGCCTTAACGGCGGCTTCCCAAGCAATAATCTTTGCGTCGCGATTTGCGGTTTCGTTGAATGACATAATTTCGTTCCTTTTCGGTTAAGCCGTCGCACAATTGCGCCGGTATGGTTCGTATTATACGACGGCTTTTTGGGTTGTCAAGCGTTACGACGAAACTTTTTCGCCTTCTTCCAAAATACGACGTTCGCCAAACAAATCGCGGTTGTTCGCGTCGTATTCGGTGAAACGGTCGGGGAAGCGATGGCGAAGCTTCGCAATGTTGGTTCGCTGGATGCCGTCGAAGGTAAGCCCACAAGCGCGGGCCAAAAGGGCGTCATACCAAAAGCCGTCGCCGATTTCTTCGCCAGCGTTCGCAACGTCGAAGGTCTTTCCTTCGATAGCGGTTGCGGCCAAGGCTTCCAGCAATTCGCCCGCTTCGGTCGCCTTGCCAATGATTGCATGAATGATGTTGCGGGCTTTCGCGTCTTCGTCGGGATGGCTGGAAATCCATTCGGGAAGACCGTTGCAGTTTTGCCACACTTCGCCCGAAACGTTCGTAATGCCAAGGTCGCGACCGTAGAAAAGCGCCTTCTTAATGCGGTCAAGTGCGTTAAGTGCGTCGATTGCCTGTTGCAGCACTTCGCCAAAGTGCGCCAGCGGTACGCGGTCGCCGTAGAAGTGCGGGGATGCGGTCAAGTGCGCTTCGGCGATGTAGTCGAAGGGTCGTTGTTCGTTCGTCTGGTTCATAGGTTGCCCCGTTGGTTGCGCTTCGGCCCGGTGCCGTTGCTGGTAGGCATCATAAGCGGAAGCCTGTAGGTTGTCAATAGGCATTGACAGTAGGAAACTTGCCGGTTATGATGCGGGCAATACATGGAACACTTTAGAAGGTGCGCAATGCAACTTGACGAACTTATAAAGCGCCTTAGGGTCGCAGCGCAAGCGAAGTCGCTTCGCACCTTGGGGCGCGAATGCGGCGTATCGCATGAACTTATCCGAAAACTTCTTACCGCTGGCGACAAAGTTTCAATTACGGTTGCAAGCTATAACAAAATCGACGAAGGCTTGCGGAACAATGACAATTGAAAACATACCGCAAGAAATGCGGATTTTTAAACAATGGGTTTTATGGCGTTATGAAGATACAGACGGGCCGAAGCCGACAAAGGTTCCTTATTCCGCTTTAACCGGAAGGCTTGCCAGCGTAACCGACCCGGCGACTTGGGTAAGTTTCGACGAAGCGGCGCACTGTCTGAAAACTTCCGGCATGTATAACGGAATTGGTTTCGTATTGACCGAAACCGACCCGTTCGCTTTTATCGACTTGGACGACACAAAAGGCGACCAAATCGGACTAGACCGCCAAGTTAAAATCTACAACGAATTCGACAGTTACGCCGAACGAAGCCCAAGCGGCAACGGCCTTCACATCATCGTAAAAGGTTCTTTACCTTCCGGTCGTCGGCGTTCGCATATCGAAGTCTATTCTTCGGCGCGTTATATGACCATGACCGGCGACATTTACCGGAACGCCCCGATTAAAGATTGCGGCGAACTGTTGAACGTTCTTTGGTCGCAAATGGGTTCGGGTTCTGTCGCCGCCGCAGTTTATGCAGGCGTTGCCGAAGCCAAGGAAAGCGACGAAGAAGTTATAGCCCGCGCAACAGCCGCAGCCAACGGCGACAAATTCGCCGACCTGTTCGCCGGTCGCTGGCAAGATTACTACCCTTCGCAATCCGAAGCCGACTTCGCTTTGGTCGATATTATCGCGTTCTACACCCAAAACAGGGCGCAGATTTCCCGCATGTTCCGGGCGTCTGGATTGGGACAACGCGAAAAAGGAAAGCGCGTCGATTACGTTAATTACATGCTTAATAAATGCTTCGACCGTATGTTGCCGCCTGTAGATATTGACGGATTGCGCAACCAACTTAACGAAGTAATCGAAGCCAAGGCGAAGGCCGAACAATCGCGCGCAATGGCACAAAGCGACGCAATGCCGCAAGCGCCGCAAGCGCCGCAGCCTGTAGCA